GCTGAGCGGATCCTTCACGGTCGACTCGGTTGCTGCCGACAGCATCGGCTGCAGGAGGTAGAGGCACAGAACGAGCTGCACGAGGACGGAGCGCATGGCTTTCTGCCTTTCAGGTGGTGATGACGGTGGCCAGCCAGCACAGCAGCGCGCCGGCGGTGGTGGCCAGGATGTCCGCCGCCTCCACGCCATGCGGTGGCGGCAGGCCTGCGGCGATGGCGCGCCGGTTCAGCGCGTAGTCGACGACCTCCTTCACGCAGGCCGCCAAAAGCGCGCCGAGTGCGCCCAGCGGCTGCGCCAGGTCGGGACGGCCGAGGTGCGCGACGACGCCACCGACGGCCGCGAAGATCGTCGCGCCGTAGATCGCGTGATTCGCCTTGTCGGCAGGGAGTTGAGGTAGTTGCATGCTGGCTCCGTTCAGCGCTTCACGACCTCGACACGCATCTGCATGTTGTCGATCGTGAAGGTGTCGCCGCTCTTGAACTTGTTGGCGTAGAGCGCGAACGTGTAGGAGACACCGCCCGTCACAGCGATGCTGCGGGTGGTGGAGATGGGCAGGCTGCCGGAGGTGGAAGCCGGAATGCCCGGGGCGTCCAGGCGCTTCCACGCGTCGTAAGTGCCGGTGCCTGGGGTGTCCTGAATCGACCACACCGGATAACCGGTGCCGAGCGAATCGGACGTGTAGTTGCCGCGAGCGTCGACGTAGACCTGCGCAATGCCGCTCGCCGCCGGCGTGAACGACACGGTCATGATCTGCGTGTTCCAGGTGAAGCCGTCGGGCGTGTGGGCGACGGCCGTCACTGTCACCGCGCTGCCTGGCGTCGTGGTGTAGATCTCGGTGGCTGAATTGTTGGCGAGCTGCGGCGTGCCGACGGCGCCAGCCAAGATCTCATCGGCGCGCGGGGAATATCCCGTCATTACGCCGCCAACCTGGAACTGCACACCGTCGAAGTCAATCGCGGCAAGGCCAACACCACCCGGCCTGCTGCTGCCCCAAAGGTAGAGGATCGCGGACACCGCTGTCGCAGGGATCGTCCCAGACGTGAAGTGCCGCACCAGATTGGTGGTGGTCGAGAAATCGCCTCCGGCCACCGTGCCGACAGATGCATTCGACACATCACGGAAGTCGACGAACAGCTGTCCCTTCGGGCTGCCTGAGCTGCTTGACGAGTATGCCGAGAACCAGAATGGAGAGTTGGCGGCACCAGCGACGGAGATGGTCTGCTGGACTCCGATCCGATCAGTGCTTGCAGTTCCGAGACCGGCCGCTGCGATGCGCTGAACCTTGGCTCCGAAAAGCCCAACTGCTTGGATGCTCCGAGTGATGGTGCCCGTGGTGCCGTTCTGGTACGCGGTCCACCCGTCCGCCAGCCCGTCGGCGTTGCTGTCGACTTCGAAGCTGCTGTTCGCCACCACGTTGTCGCCAGCCACCTCAGGCGCGGCCGCCATGAGCGCGACCACGTGCGCCGACCAGGCGCTGCGCACACCGAGCGTGTTGATCGCCCGCGCGCGGAAGATGTAGTAGCGCCCAGTCCTCAGGCCAGGGATCGTCAGGCTGCCGCCGGAACCCTGGGAGGCTGCGCTCGGCCAGTCTCCAGCCGGCAGCGTGCCAGTCGCCTCGATGTACTGGATCTCGACGGAGCCTGTGTTCGTCACGTTCGCCGCCGCCGCCGGCGTCCAGCTGACGAGCGCCCGCGCCTGCTGGGTGCCGTCGAGCAGCGCGGCGATGCCGCTGGTGACGGCGAGGCCGGCGATCGGCGCAACAACCCACGGCAGCGGCAGCGCCGAGTTCGCGACGGCGTTGGGGTTGTCGAAGTTCGCGGCCGGGTCGTAGATCGACGCGCCGGTTTCCTTGAGCGACAGCGAGACGCCATCGGACATGCCGAAGCGCCAGCCCAGCATCTCGAACTCTTTGTCCGCGAAGCCGAACACCGGCAGCCTCAGCCGGACCACGTCGAACAGCTCGAGCTGAAACGCGTGGAGCTTGCACGGCAGCTCGACCGTGAGCGCCTCGCGAGCCTCGCGCATCATCACGCCGGCCACGTGCTGCGCGTGCGTGTTGTCGGTGACGCCGCTGAACTGCACTTCGCGCACGAGCTCCTGGCCGTCGGCCGTGATGTAGGCCGCGCTGCGTACCTGCGGCATGGCCGCCGAGACGTAGTTCTGCGCCGAGTCGCTGATCGTCGGCTTGATGACGTTGACCAGGTCGACGCGCTGCGCCTGCGGGACGATCTTGATGCTGCCGGCGTCGCTGACCCAGTCCTCGGTGATGGTGGCCGCCGGCGCGCGGTACACGCCCGCCACGACCGACAGCTGGCCACCGGCCCATCCCCACTTGCCAGCCATGCTCTCCACGATCTCGCTGAGCGCGTCGTCGGGCTTGCCGTCAAGCGGGCAGACGATGCCGCACTGGAAGAGCGGCTGCGTCACGGTCCCGGTCGGCGTGACGAAGCCAGTCGAGACATCGCAGGCATTCGCCGCGGCGATGATCTTGGCGTCGACGATCTCGGACGTGAGGCACGCTCCCCCGTAGCTGGCCAGCGACCAGGCGCACGCGATCAGCGCCGGGTTCTCAGTCCATGCCGTCGATCCGGTGCGCGGGTCCACCACCTTCTGGCCGCGCACCACAGCCGAGATCGACGGGATGCCGCTCGGGAACGCATCCTGGTCGTACTCCAGCTCGACGACCAGCGCCGTGATGCCGGCGAAGCGGTCGCTGTTCGGTAGCCCCGTCGTCGGGTCCGTGCCAGTGTTGATCAACGTGGGGAAGCGGCTGGCCAGCAGGTCCGTGCCGATGTTCTGCGTCGGCGTGCCGAGGTACTTCCAGACGCGAGCCTTCGAGGTCGTCACCGAGTACTGGTAGTTCACGACGACACGCTCGCCCGAGGTGCTGGTCGTGCAGCTGACGGTATTGCCCACCACCGTCGGCGCGTAGGACGGCTCTGCGTTGTCGACGCGGTATTCGCCAGTGCAGGTCACGCTGCCAGAGATCGGCGTGTTCGGCAGCACGATGCTGAACGCCGTGCCTGTGGCATTCCCAGCCGCCTGGTCGCTGATCGATCGGGTCAGCGCGTAGGGGGTCTTTTGCACCCAAAAGCCGCCGGCGCCATCGCTCGCGAGATCACCTGACGTGATCTGAATGTCGTCGAAGTAGATGTCGCCGATGCTGTCGGACTCACCATGGCACAGCGCTACGACGAGCGTCAGGAACTGACTGTTCGCGCCGTATGCGCCGTTGAACAAGACCGCGTCGCTGTTGCGCGCCTCGCCGTACAGCGCCGACCTAACCTTGTCGGACGTGACCGACATGATGAGCCGGTCCTGCAGGCTGTTGTTGTAGGCGTCGCGCGCCGCGCGAGCGGCTTTGCGTTGCTGGTACTGACCGGAGTAGTACGCTCCAATGAAGGCGCCGACGGGCCCCAGGAAGTAGGCACCAACGAGAGGCGCGACTTTTGCGACAACGTCACTCATCGCCATCCTCTCGGGTGCATCGCCACGCGACCACTGCGGCCTCGATGGGCAGGTGCTCCAGCCCGACAAGGCTGGGCGCCACCCACGACTCGCCAACGCATACGGCCGCGCACTCGCGGCCGGCGCTCACGACAAGGCCGATGTCTCCCGGTTGCGCGCACAGCGGCGCCACGCGCTCTCCGAGGCGCGCATCACCGATGGAGCACAGACCGCCGAGCCGAGCAATGACGCGAGCGGCGCCAGCGGCATCGGAGTACGCGCCGCGCAGGTCGGCCGCCGGGTCTGAGCCGGTCACGGCCTGCACGCAGTCAGCCGCGAACAGAGCGCAGTCCTGCGAGCCCCACGCGAACGGGCGCGCCCAGCGCTCCGCCTGGCAGGCCTGTAAGCGGCTCTGCCAGTCTCGAACTCGTGAGGTCATTGCTTGTAGAAGCTGGCCGCCGGCCAAACAATCTTGTGGTTCGCCTGGCTCGCAACGAACCGAAGCGACGTGTCGCCGGGAAACAGGCGCTGCTGATCGGCGTCCGTGTAGCGCAGCGGCTTCGGGCGCGAGTACGTCGCGCCGCGGTGCTCTGCGGTCACCGAGATGGTGCTGGTCTGCGCGCCGAACTCGATGGGCATCTGGTCGAGCGTGCCGGTCCAGACGAGCGGAGCATCGAGGATCGCGCTCGTCACCGGGTCCAGCACTCCGATGCGGTACTGCACCGCGACGTTGTGGATCTCCTGGTTCAGCGCGATGGCCAGCGTGTCATTGCTGATGCCGCTGAGCGTGAACTTCATCGCCTTGTACTCGCCCGGGCTGTCGTCGACCTGGTCGATCGAGCCGAGATTGCCGACGCCCTTGTATGTGTTGCCGCCGTAGACGACGTCGACCGGGGTCGTGCTCAGCCGAACCGGGATATCGAACAGCAGGTCGAGCAGCCCGATCAGCGGCACGGCCTGGCCGACGAGCGCGGCGGCCACGGCGGGCGCGACGGTGCGCATCAGCTCGCCTCCAGCGCCGCAAGGCGCGCGTCGAAGCCGCGAGCCAGGAACAGCAGCAGCTCGTCGGGCCGGAAGCCGTACCGATCGCCGCCCTTGATCACGCGCGCCGGCTCGATCTCGATCTGCTCGACCATCTCCTCGCCTTGGGCGTTAAAAAGCCCCGTCTTGCGGGGCTCTGTGCGGGCGGGGATCGTCGTGTCCGGCCATCGGTCGTAGCAGATGAAGCCGTAGGTCAGCGGGTCCAGGCCGTTGGCAGCCATGATGTCGATCGCGCGCTGCACCGTCATGCCGATGTGCATCCGCGCGCCGGCGCCCTTCTCGGCGACCGCAGACAGGAATCGGAACGTGCCGAGCTCGCCCGCGAGTTGCTTCGCCGCGGCGATCTCGTTGGCGGTCAGCGGTGCGACCTCGGTCTTCTCCCGCGCGTCCGACGTGTTGATCGTGCCGGTGCCGGCATATACGACCGGCCAGCGCTTGCCGGATGTGCCGAGCGTCTGCGTGTTGTCGACGCCCGAAGAGATGTGCCCGGCGGTGCTGATCTCTAAGGCGGTTGCGCCGTTGGCCAACAGGCGGACGCCAACACCGGAGACCCCCTGCAGCACAGCGAAGTTCGTGTCGACGTAGGCGTAGCCTTTGAGGACGCCATTGGCCTGAAAGGCCACGCCACCAGAGACGTTTGGATTTGTTCCGCCGATCGACAGAGTGCTCAGGCTGCCGGCGATGCTCGACATGGTCGCCGTGCCGATGGACACGTCGCTGGCACCGATGTAGATCTTCGGCGTCAATCCGGTGTAGCCGGGCGTCTTGAGGTAGTCCGCGACCCCATAGAGGTCGAGCGTCATCGGGTCAAGATGCGTCGAGAGATTCAGCGTCGTGAGTGCGCCGAGAACAATACGTCCTGCCATGAGGATTCCTCAGATTGCCTCGATCAGATCGAGGCTGGTGCTGTCGTACATGCCGGGGCGGTGCGTGATGGGCACGCCGTCGCTCTTCAGCATGAAATTCGCGGTCGGCTTGTTCCAGACGATCGGGCCGGCGTAGGCCGCTATGTCTGCGCGGGCGCGGGGGAAGAACTCGACCGCCATGACGCCGGCGCCGTCGGCTGTGGTGTCGACGAGCTGCCTGACGTTCTGCCCATTCGCCAGCCCGAAGTGGTCGCCGGCCAGGAGCGTGCGGCCCGCATAGGTCTGGATGAACCCGGTACTCGCGCCCTGCGCGATGGCAGTCATGTTGATCGGCGAGCCGGAGATCGTCGGGATCGTGACGGCCGCGCCGTTCTGCACCGTGACGGCCGCTAGGCTGCCGTTCACGACGTTGATCGCGACGCCATCGCGCAGCGTGCCGAGTGGTTCCGGCCGGCGCAGGTTGTACAGCGCGATGCTGTTCAGCGGCCCGCGCAAGCGATCAATGAATGCCTCCATCGCCGCCGCCAGAGCCTTGGTCGCCGCGCTCATCTCGCCGCCCTCGGCGATGCCGATCATCACCTTCCACCGCTCGCCGGTGTAGTCGGCGACCTGCGCCGTACCGGTGAACGGGCTGACGAAGACGCGCGTGTTCGGCTGCACGCGCATCTCGAAGCTGTTGACCCGGAAGTTCTCCGGCCAGGTGTAGGTCGTCACAGGACACCCCTCGCGCGAAGCAGGCGGGTTATTCGAGCCTCGCTGTCGGCGATGGCGCTGCGCACGCCGGCGTAGGCCTCCGAGCGGCTGACGCCGTCGGCGATGTTGATCTGCATGCCGCTGAAGTCGATATGCGCGCCGCCGCCGAGCGCGTGGTTCGGAACCACAGTGCCGGCGGAGTTGCCCATGCGCAGAACCTCGGGGCCCCTCTCGCCGACGAGGTAGGCCTTGCCGGCGGCGACAGGGCCGCCGGATGCGCGGCCGCCGGAGATTCCGGCCGCGTTCGCGTAGCCGGTCGCGCCGTTCGCCGCGTAGTTGCCGCCACCGAACAGACTGCCGAGCATGCTGGCCCAGCCGTCACCCGTGCCGGATGCGCCGCCGAAGATCGAGGCCAGCAGCGGCCGCACGACCTGCAGCCGGTAGAACTCGCTGATGATCGTGTTGATGAAGCTGGACACGTCGATCTTGCCGTTCGCGAGCGATGCCGTGAGGTCACTCTCCAGCGCATTGATCGATGAGCTGACCGCTTCCTTCGTGGCGTCGCCGGCGCGCTGCACGTTGTCGAGGTACTCAGTCACCGCATCGGTCGCGCCCTTCAGCGGATCGGCGGCGTTGGCCTTGGTCTTCGCGGCCGCCTCGCGGCGCAGGCGGATGTCCTCGCTCAGCAGGTCGAGGTTTTCCTTGCGCTGGTCGATGATCTGCTGCGCGATGCCGAACTGCTCGAGCGCGGCAATGTTCTCGGCCTCGATCGCCGCCTTGTTCTCCAGCCGCTGCAGCGTCAGTTCCTGCAGCTGATCCTTGTTGAGGCCGATCTCTTCGATCTGCTCGCTCAGCGTCTTGTTCGAGGCCGTGCGCTTCGCCGTCTCATCCGCCAAGCCCTTCGACTCGGCCGAGATCGCCTTGATGCTCTCGCGCTGGCTCTCGTTCATCTTCTCCGTGGCGAGGAAGCGTTCCAGCGTCGTCGTCACGCCGACCTTCTGAGCGTCGGTGAGCTTGGTCTCGGTGCTGGCCAGCTTCGTCACCACGTCGAGCGCGAACTTCTGCGACTCGCTGAGCTTCTCTCCGGTCGCGAGTTCCGCCTCGCTGGCGGTCGTCTTCTCCGTGATGCTCTTGATGAGGTCTTCGTAGACCTTCAGCGCCTTCTCCGATTCCTTGGTGTCGGTCACCACCGGCGCGGCCTGCTTCGGCTGCGTCAGCGGCGTCACCTTGCCGCGGCCCTGGTCGCCGCCTTCGAGCAGTTGGATGCGGCGCAAGTAGGTCTCGCGCTTCTCCAGCAGCGCGATCTGGTCGCGGATCTTCTGCGCCTGGCGGTCCGAGCCGATCGAGTTGAAGCGATCGATCAGGCTGGTGCTCTTCGACCGCTCCTCCATCTCGGCCATCTGCTGGCGCAGCGTGGCGATGTGGGTGACGGTGTCCGTCAGGTTCTGGTTCAGCGACTTGAGCGGATCGACCTCCAGGCCGATGTCGAGCGTCGCCGCCAGGAAGCTGCCGTAGGCCTTCTTCCCTTCGATCAGCTGGTTCGTGATGTTGACCAGCGTGGGCAGCAGGCCTTCCAGCAGGCTGACCTTCGCCGCCTCGCTGGCCAACTCCAGCTTCTTCAGCCCGTCATTGAAGTCGCCGGCCGCCTTGGCGATGTCGTTGCCGTACACCGCGCCGAGCTTCTTCGCTTCGTCGGTGAGCTCCGAGATCCCGTCTCGCCCCTTGTTCAGGAGCGGGATCATGTCCGCGCCGGTCTTGCCGAAGAACTTCTGCGCGAGCGCGGCCTTGTAGCCGCTGTCCTCGTAGCCGGCGAATTTGTCGGCGAGCTCCAGCAGCAACTCGTCGTTCGTCTTCAGGTGGCCATTCGCGTCGCGCACGGAGATGCCGACCGTCTTGAATGCGCTCGCCGCCTCCCTGTTGCCGCCGGCCGCCAGCGCGGCGTTCTTCCCGAGCTTGTTCAACCCCTCGGCGAACGCCTCGGTCGTCGTGCCTGCCACCTCGCTGGCGTAGCGGTACGCGCTCAGCTTGTCGGCCGCGATGCCGTATTTCTCGCCCAGGTCGTCCAGCTTGTCGAGCGTGTCGATCGTCGCCTTCGCCGAGCTGATCTGCGCGCTGACGAGCGCAGCGATACCGAGCCCGGCAATGCTCTTCTTCAGCCCCGACATCGCAGAGTCGATGCGCGCGGAGTTCTTCTCCGCAGTGCGCGCGGCCTTGTCCATGCCGGCCTCGAACGAGGCGAGCTTTGCGACAAGGTCGATCGATAGGGTTGCGATTGCCATGTCAGTCCCGGTGTGCGCTGTGCGTCTTGATCACGAGCAGCCTGTGCAGGAGGCCTTCGAGGTCTTCAATGCCGAGCAACTCGGCAACGATCGGGACGCCCGCCCAATCGATCGCACTCGGCCCGCAGGCGAGGTAGTTCCACGCCTTGATGGCCAGGCGGCTGTCTGCGTCGTACTGAGGCGCTGCTTCGCCCTCGAACTCGATGCCGGCCTGCGCATCGAGCAGGGCCGTCAGTTTTTTTCCGCTTCGCCGATGCTCAGGTTGTGGGCGTTGACAGCGGAGCTGACCGCCTCGCTCACGACCTTGACCCACGTCAGCCTATCGCTGACGACCTCGGCCCACACGTCGCGGTCGAACGGCACGGGATCGGCAGACCCGACTGCGGCGCCCAGCAGGTCGGCCTCGGTGAAGCCGCGCCAGTCGACGACGCGATCGCGCGCGTCATCGACCGGCGTCGACTTGCTGTAGGCGCCGAGCTCCGCCTCGGACGGCCGCTGGATCCTGACCGCCTTGCCGTCGCCCAGGTCGACCCAGCTCTGCCGCAGTTCGAGCAGGCGCTTCTTCAGCAGCTGCATGTCCATCAGGCGGCGCCCTTCAGCACGACGCCCTTGACCGCGATGCCGATGCTGCCGGTGCCCAGTTGGCCCTGCTGCACGCTCTCGCCCGGCAGCGACGGCTGGCCGCGGAAGACGCGCACCGAGCCGTCGTTCAGCGTGATCCGGAAGACCACGAACGACGAGGCGAGCGCCGCGTCTTCGACGAACTGCATCACCGAGGTGTTGAAGGTCTGGTTCAGCAGGTTCAGCGTCACGTTCTGGACCGCCAGCAGGCCGTTCTCCTGCTGGGTCACCACGTCGATCAGGCGGGTCGCGTTCAGCTTGTCCGCATCGCCGCCGCCGATCTCGTAGCTGGTCGACTCGGCCAGCGTGCCCCAGGTGGCCACAGGAATGAACGTACCGGCCGTGAACGCGCTGTAGGGCGTGGTGTTCAGGCCCTGCAGGTCGAACGCATTGGTAGCCTGGTTGTAGACGCGCGTCGCCTGGCCGTCGAGTTGCGGCATGCCGCCGGTGACGCTCCAGTAGCCGACCGCGCCATTCGCCATGCCATGCGCAGCGCTCGTCGCAACGCCGGGGCTCGCCAGCGTGATCGCCGTCACCGTCTTCGCTGCGCTGTAGGTCAGGCCGACTTCGACCTTGACGCCCTTGCCTTGGATATTCATTGCAGTGCCCTTTCAGAAATGAAAAAACCCGGCGCATGGCCGGGTTGGTTGTTGGAAGCGAGAGCGTCAGCTGAGCCAGTTGACGGTGACGACCTCGACTTCGAGGCCTTGGTCAGGGTCATATCCGGCGGTGATATGGCTCCATGGCCAGTTCGCCGCGAGCAGGGCCGACTCGACCAGCTCGCGGACCTGGATTGCAGACTTGCGGTCGGTGTGGACGCACTGGATGTCGATCGTCACGACGCGCCCGAGAATCGAGTTGTTCAGGCCGAAGGTCGTCACGTCGCCGGACTTCGTGAGCACGATGAACGGCTTCGGGAATCCCTGCGTGACCATGTCAAGGCTGATGCGCTTCGTCGGCACGACGGCGACCAGCGGAGCGTAGGCCAGCAGCGCCGCGCGAATGTCGTTCTCTGCGCTCATCGATCACCCTTGGCTGTTCGGCTTGTTGAGCTTCAGGATCGCCGGGCCGAGGTAGCTGGTCACCGTGCGGAGCGCCTGCCCCGACTTGTTGCCTGCGGCCTGCGTCATGAATCTGAATGCGCGCATTGCCTTCGTGCCGAACTCGATGAAGCGCCAGTAGAAGGGATCGTTCCTGCTCGCCGCACCGCGGTTCGCGCCCTTGGCGGGTCGCACGTTCACGAACACGCCGACATCCCCGGCTCGCCGAGCCTGCTTGCTGGTGCGCACCGTGATTGCCTTCTGCACCGTTCCTTGCGCACGCCGCTTCGTGGGCACCGAGATGACCGGCGTGAGGCGCTTCGCCTCGTCGCGGAACACTCGGCCGCCGGCCGCCAGCGCATTGCGCAGCATCCGCTTCCGCATCTTTCCAGGCAGGGCGAGCAGGGCCGCGACGAGTTCGTCGACACCCTGCAGCTTCCCGTCGAACTCATCGGCCATCGCGAACACCCTTCACGCAGACGACCGCCAGCGTGTGCCGGCCGCCGGTGCTGTCGATCGGCTCGCCCACCATCTCGAAATAGGAGCCCTTCCAGTTGATTCGCATGGCGACATTGATGTCCGCGCGGAACCGGATGTAGAACGTCGCTGGCGTGCGGGCCTGCATCTGTCCTTCGGCGAAGGCTTCACCGGCATCCTCTTGAACAATCTTCGCCCAGCACGAGAAGACCGCCGCCCATGCGCCGTTGGGCTGCCCAAGCTCGTCTTCCCCGGGCGCCCGCGACTCGAACGAAATCCGCTGGTCGAACTCACCCGCCCCCATCGGGCGACGGACGCTTACCGTAGCCACACGCGCCCTTCATCCAGAAGCCGGTCGGCGTAGGGCAGCGATGCGACGATGGTTCCCACAACCGCCGCGCCGCGGTTGCGGTAGTAGTGCTCCAGGTGCAGACGCAGCCAGTTGACGATCGACTGCGGCACGTCGGTCGCAGCCGGGCCGTAGCCGGCCGTGTAGCGCACGCGCACCGCGTTGATCTGCGCGCGCGTGCTGGGCCACGCCTTGAGGTACGCCGGCACCACGTAGCCCGGCTCGCTATCCATGTCGACCAGGTAGTCGGCCGGGCTCAACGTCTGCTCGACGCCGGCCGTGTCGATGTACTTCACCGAGGCGACCGACAGGATCTTCGGCATCTCCAGCCGCAGCGCCGCCGGGAAGGCGTCGACCACGAGCTCCCACGTCGTCGCGATCAGCGTGCGCTGCATCTCGTGCTCGGCCGCCTTGCGCACCGACGTGATCAGGGCACCGATCAGAGCGTCCTCGTCCGTCTGGTCGACGCGCAGCCAGAGCTTCGCCTCGGCCAGCGTGATCGGCTCGACGGTGGCGTCTGTGATCTTGACGATGGTCATGCTGATGCTCAGTGCACCGGCCGGCTGCTTTCGCCGTCGTCCGGTCGTTCTGTTGATGCGCTCGCGGGCCGGCTCGTGTCCGGTGCCGCGCGCGAGAAACCTGATCCGCTGGGCGCCCGGGTGTAGACCACCAGCCCGGCAACGCCGACCGTCCCGACATCGCCCGTCGCCGTTGCGCTGACGAGCTGCAGCGTCCGGGCCGTCGCGAGAGCGCCCGGCGTGCCGATCGCCTGCAGGCCTGCGATCACCTTCGCCAGCGACGCGGCGAGCGCGCCGGCCTGGCCCGTGGCTTGAGCGCCGGTCGCTGACACCGTTCGCGCCGAACCCATCGAGCCGGCCGCACCAGCTGCCGACACACCGGTCAGCGCGGCCGTGACGCCGGTCGTCGGCGTCAGCGTGCCGGGCGAACCCGTCGCCGCGGAGCCGGTCAGCGCCTTCGCCGTGCCCGGCCCGACCGAACCGGCCTGGCCCGTCGCTGACACACCCGTCAGGGCTGCCGTCACCGCGCTGCCCGCCGACACCGTCCCGACCGCTGCAGCGCTGGCCGCGCCGGTCAGACCGATCGCCGCGCCCGCCGCCACCGCACCGGGCGCTCCGCTCGCGCTCGAGCCCGCCATCGCAATCGAAGAGGCCGGCGCCACCGAACCCGCAGACCCGGTGCCCGCACCGCCGGTGAGAGACACCGTCCGCGACCCAGCCACCGATCCGGCCGCGCCCGTCGACGAG